TCAGGTGGCAGTTGCTGGTTGCGACCCATCCAAGTTAAGGCTCCGAGCCTGGAGCGCGAGCGCATGCACTTCCTCGCGCTCGTACTGGCCCCATATGATCGGCGCCATGGCTGCTGCAGCCTGGGCCACCCCGACAAGCTTCGACGCCGACATATTGCATTGCATGAACTCCATGACCCGCTTCAGGTCGTCATCCATCATCAAATCGCACACAGTACCGACACGCGGCAGACCGATCGTAGCCAACGTTTCCGTAGCTTGTTGAGTCTCTAACATCCCATCCTCCATGCCGCGCTCGACGCGGCTTTTTTACGCCCTGACGCCGGGCCGGCGCACCGAGGGGATCGGTAGCGACAGTCTATTTCTTCCCCCCCCGTCTATCAAGCTCACTTGAATTTATTTCTAAAGACTACTTGACCTATAACTCAAGTTAGCTTTAGTATTACTCCATCGCAGCGAGCTCAGCACCCGCCGAGCCGCGAAATGGAGAAGAGCATGTCGAACAACACGAAGCACACGCCGACGCCTTGGAGCGCAGTCGGCCTGACCATTGAAGCCGACTGCAACGGGATCGTGGTCGCCGACGTAAAAGGCCCGGATAGCCGCGCTCGCGGTAAGGAGCGGATGGAAGACCTGGAGTACTGCCAGGGTAACGCCGCCTTCATCGTCCGCGCTTGCAATGCGCACGAGCAGCTGGTGGCTGTCGTCGAAGAGCTGGTCGGCGGTCTGCGCTACCTCGGCATGCAGGAAGGTGCTGCGCCGCTGCAGCGTGCAGCCGAAGCCCTTCGCACTGCACGGGAGGCCTGACCATGCCCCGCGAAGACTTCAACGACGAGCGCGACGTCCAGGTGGCGAAGCTGGCAGAGCAGCTGGTCTGCGACTGGACCCGCAAGCTGCAGGCCGGCGACCAGCGCGCGATCAGCGACCTGCACAACACGGTGCTCGAGCGCTTTAGCCAAGACGACGTGAAGGCCCTGTTCGTGCAGGCGGTGACCGGGCGCGCTATCGCTGATGTGCGCTTCGCCAGCCTGGCGCATGACGCGATGTACGAGGTCTGCAAGGCCGACGCCGAGCGCGGCGTGGCATTCATGGAGCAGCGCCGCACCGAATCCCGCAACGACAACCGCATCGCACAGGCCGAGCTGGCCCGCATGCATTGATAACCACAACAGGAGCCGACCATGAAGATCACCGTGAAGCGCTACGCATTCCTCCACAAGAACAGCACGGTCACCCCCGAGCAGCTGCAGACCGAGCAGGGCGTAGCCCAGCTCTCGCTCTTCGCCTACCGCGATGGATGGGAGGCGTTCGGCTACACATTCGTCGGCGAGGTCGAGGCCGCCATCGAATTGCCGGACATGCGTGGCCTGGTCGAGAACAAGATCGCTGCGCTGAAGGAAGAGGCCGCAAACCTGCGCGCCGAGACCACGAAGAAGTGCACCGAGATCGAGAGCCAGATCCAGAACCTGCTGGCGATCGAGTACACGCCAGCGCCGGAAGCGGCCGAGCAGCAATAACACCAACAACAACCGCCGGCGGCGTCGGCAGAACGAGGAGCAGCAGGATGAAACAGAAGAACGAGAGCCGCGGTTACAGCGAGGGCTGCGTCGGCGCGCTCGACCGCACGAAGATCGACTGGTGCTCGAAGTCGCACTCCAACGCATCGATGATCAAGGAGGGCGTATTCCCGCCCGGCACCTCTTCTGCCGACGTGCGCAAGCTGGTTGATGGATCGTTCGGTGGCCGGTTCGAGTACTTCGACGAGAAGCGCTGCGAATTCAAGTTCATCGCGTATACCGACTGAGGAAATTATGAGTGCTACCTACATCCCCACCACCCGCGCCCAGCAGCAGGCCGAGCCCGCCCCGCGCCGCGACCCGATCGGCTTCGTCCTCTTCTACAAGATGGACTGGTGCGAGAAGCACCCGGGCCTGATGTTCCTGGCGATCGGCGCGCTGATCGTGCTGGAAGGCGTCATGGAGCAGCTGCTGTGATCCGCGACGCCGCCCGCGCCCTGGTCCTCGTGATCGCCTTCCTGTTCATCGTGGCGGAGGTGCAGGAGCTGGACCACGCCAACGAAGTGCCTATCTGGAGCCCGCAATGAACAACGCAGATGCAGCCGATGCGCTGAAGCAGTACGAGGAAATGGGCCGGCGCCGCACGCTGTTCCCGCCGCTGCAGTCACCGCCGCCCGCGTCCGTGTGGCGGCCGGAGCTGACTGAGGAAGAGCGCGCCGCACGTGAGCAGTATGTGAAAGACCACGACCTACCGTTTTAACCATCGCAACCACCAAGGAAAACCATGAGCATCGCAACCCTCATCATCGGCGAGTCGGGCACCGGCAAGTCGACCAGCCTGCGCAACCTGGACCCCGAGCAGACGCTGCTGATCCAGTCCGTGAAGAAGCCGCTGCCGTTCCGCTCGGCGAACTGGAAGCCGGTCGTGAAGGGCCAGGGCGGCAACGTCTACGTCAGCGACAACAGCGCGCACATCGTGGCTGCCATGGACCGCACCGCGGCGTCGATCATCGTGATCGACGACTTCCAGTACATCCTGGCCAACGAGTTCATGCGCCGCGTGACCGACCACGAGTCCGGCAATGGCGCCTTCGCCAAGTACAACGAGATCGCCCGCAGCGCCTGGGACATCCTGATGAAGGCCAGCGCGCTGTCGGATGAGAAGCGTGTCTACATCCTTAGCCACACCAGTACCGACGAAAGCGGGAAGACCAAAATCAAGACGATCGGCAAGCTGCTCGACGAGAAGATCGTGCTGGAAGGCCTGGTCACCATCGTTCTGCGCACGCTGAAGATCAACGACCAGTACGTGTTCGCCACGAAGAACAGCGGCTCGGACACCACGAAGTCCCCGCTGGGCCTCTTCGAAGAAGGGCACATCGAGAACGACCTCGCCGCGGTTGATGCCGCCGTGTGCGAGTACTACGGCATCACCCAACCACAAACCATGTAAGGAAACCATGTACACCCTCGACACCAAACTGGCCAGCAAGGCCGACGCGATCGGCGCCTACATCAGCGAGACCGGCAAGTACACCGGCACCTTCGTGCGGGCCGAGAAGCTGGTCAGCGCGACCAAGCAGACCGACGGCATCGGGTTCACGTTCCGCGCCGACGATGGCCGCGAGTGCCGCTTCGACGTCTGGACCCGCAAGGGCAACGGCGAGCCGCTGTCCGGTCTGAACCAGATCAACGCCATGATGGCCTGCCTCAGCCTGCGCACTATTACCGTGAGCCAGCAGAACGTCAAGAAGTGGGACAACGGCCAGGAAGTCGTGATGCCGGCGCCATGCTTCGCGGACCTGATGGGCAAGCCGATCGGCGTACTGCTACGGGCCGAGGAGTACGAAAAGATGGCTGACGGCCAAAAGACCGGCGAGCTTGGCTGGCGCATGGGCCTGTTCGCGATCTTCCAGGCCAGCACCGAGCTGATGGCGTCCGAAATAATGGCGCGTAAGACCGCCCCCGAGCAGCTCGCAAAGGTTGTGGCCCAGCTGGCCGACAAGCCGCTGAAGAAGCAGGGCGGCGGTGCGCGTCAGCAGCAGCCTGCAGCAGCCGGCAACCAGTTCGCCGACGACGATATCCCCTTCTAATTCGATGGAGCCGCGGCCAGCATGGCCGCGAGAACGATATGACTGCACTTTCTCTTTACACGATCGCCCAGGAACATCGCTCGATGGTTGAAGCGCTGATGGCGTCCGACAACGATGCGCAGACCATCGCCGACACGCTGGAAGCGGAATCCTATCCGCTCGAGGTCAAGGCGCAGAACGTGGCCTACGCGATCAAGAACCTGGACGCGCTGGCCGGCTCGATTAAGGCCGCCGAAGCGGAAATGGCCGCGCGCCGCAAAGCCATCGAGGGCCGCGTCGCCCATCTGCGCGAGTACACCAAGACCTGCATGGAAATCGCTAGCGTGAGCAAGATCGACTGCCCGCACTTCGCCCTGTCGATCCGGAAGAACCCGGCCAGCGTCGACATCTTCGAGCCTGCCCTGATCCCGGCAGAGTTCATGCGTCAACCCGAACCGCCGCCACCCGCGCCGGACAAGACCGCGATCAAGGCCGCGCTGCAAGCTGGCCGCGACGTGCCCGGCGCGCTGCTAGCACAGGGCACCCGGCTGGAGATCAAATAGCATGAAAGAGATCGTCCTGACCAAGACCCCGGCTGGCGCCCTGGCTCCCATGGATCCGCAGGCCGCTGACTATATCGCCAAGCTAAAGACTGGCGCGGCCGTCCGCGCCACCGTGAAGCAGCAGCGTAACCCGCGGTTCCACAAAAAATACTTTGCGCTGCTGAACCTCGCCTTCGACGCCTGGGAACCGGCCGAGGCGACGTACAAGGGCCAAGTCGTCAGCAAGAACTTCGACCAGTTCCGCAACGACATCGTGTGTCTCGCTGGTTTCGGGGAGGTGGCAATCAATCTGCGCGGCGAGACGCGCGTGACCGCCAAAAGCATCAGCTTCGCCAACATGGCTCAGGACGAGTTCGACAACCTCTACAACGCCACCGTCAACGTGATCTTGAAGCATGTTCTGACCAACTACACCCGCGACGATCTGGACGACGTGATCGATCGCCTGACCGGGTTCTTTTGACATGATGCGCGCCTTCGCCAACGGCATCTGGTTCTACGCCGAGCCGGCCACCCGCGAGTGCCTGGGCTGCATCTTCGACAACGAGCGCAGCAAGGTGTGTAAGCAGGCCGGCGAGGTGGCGGCAGAAGCCGGCATGCCGGACTGCGAGAGCAAAGGCCCGGGCGCCAGCAGCTACATATACCGGCTGGACCTGAGCGGCGGGCGCCAGATGGATTTATTGGAGAGCATAAGTGAATCAGTTTGATATTTTCGGCGCCGGCGCGCGCCGCCTGCAAATGACGGAATCGATTGAGCTGACGATCCAGTCGCTGCAGGCCTACGGCGCCGAGCATGAGCACTGGGGCCTGGCCTGGTCGGGCGGCAAGGACAGCTCAGCCACGCTCACCCTGATCATGTACCTGCTGGACACCGGCAAGATCCGGCGTCCGAAATCGCTGACGGTGTTCTACGCCGATACGCGCCAGGAACTGCCGCCGCTGGCGATCGCCGCGCGCCACATCATGGACGAGCTGGAAGAGCGCGGTATCCGCTGCGAGGTGGTGACCGCGCCGATGGACAAACGTTTCATGGTCTACATCCTGGGCCGTGGCGTGCCGCCGCCGAACAACAACACGCTGCGGTGGTGCACGCGCCAGATCAAGATCGACCCGATGGAGCAGGCGCTGCGGGGCCGCCTCGACGAGCTGGACGGCCAGATCCTGATGATCACCGGCGTGCGCCAGGGCGAGAGTGCGATCCGAGACCGCCGCATCGAAATGAGCTGCGGGAAGGACGGCGCCGAGTGTGGACAGGGCTGGTATCAGCAGGTGCTGCCGAACGCAAAGGGACTGCGCGGCCGGCTGGCCACCTTGGCGCCACTGCTGCACTGGCGCGTCTGCCATGTGTGGGAATGGCTGAAACACTGGGCGCCGACGGTGGAATTCGGCGATTGGAGCACGGCCATGATCGCGGACGCCTACGGCGGCGATGAAGCCGAAGAGATCAACGCCCGTACCGGCTGCATCGGCTGCGCGCTGGCCCAGGAAGACAAGGCACTCGACAGCGTGCTGCTGCTGCCGGCCTGGTCGTACCTGGCGCCGCTGAAGGGCCTGCGTCCGCTGTGGCGCGAGCTGCGCGAGCCACAGCACCGCCTGCGCAAGGCCGGCGCCGAGACCTTGAAGGACGGCAGTATTGCCAAGAATCCGCAGCGGATGGGCCCGCTGACGCTGGAAGCGCGCTTGATGGGCCTCGACCGTGTGCTGGGCATCCAAGCAGAGATCAACGAAGCGGCGCGCCGACTGGGCCGGCCCGAGATCGACCTGATCAATGTTGAGGAAGAAGCCCGGATCCGTGAGCTGATTGCGCTGCAGACCTGGCCGCAAGGCTGGGAGGGCGATGAGCCGATCGCCACGACCGTGATGGACGTGGTCTACCAGAACGGCGCGGTGCAGCCTCGGTTGTTCTCCGAAGCCGAACTATAAACCACCAACGAAAGAGACACATGGACCAAAAAGACCTTTGCGAGCACACCCGAATCCGCCTGATCGCGGCGGCGCTGGGCCACCAGCAGTGCACGGCGACGGACGGCACCGCGGTGCTGATACCGGGCACGAACAAGCGCATCCTGGTGGGGGACGATGCGTATCTGGCGCGGGTGGCCGGGCGGGCGAAGCCTAACTGCGGCGCTTGCCCTGGCGATAGCTCGATCTGTAAGACCGAATGTCGCCACCGCGCCGAGAATCCGCCAGCTGCCACCGACAAGAAAGCAGACACCCTGGACCCGGACCAGTTGCGCGCCGACTTCGAAAAGCGCTACGGCCCGCGAGACTCCTTCGCGTGGCTGACCAACGAAGGTAAATACAAGATTCCGTCGTTGCAGTCCGCGTGGGAAATCTATCACGCCGCCACTGAAGACGCCCTGGCTCGCTGCTCTCCACCGCATAGCGGTGCAGGACTGGATGAGCGGGCGATGTTCGAAGCCTGGGCAGTCAGCGACGACGGCGGCTGGATGGAAAGCGCACTCAAGCGCAATCCGGAAGGTCATGAGTTTGACTACGCTGACGACGATGTGGAAGCTGAATGGCGCGCATGGAAAGCACGCGCCGCCCTCGCCCAGCAGGCCGGAGCGCCAACCGACCCGAACCAGCGGTTACACGACTATGAGGCTGGTGTCCTGCAAGGCGTCGCAGAAGAACAGGCACGCGCATTTCAGGAACAGGTTCGCGCACTTCTCGCCGCTCCGGCTCCTGCTGCCGCCCAGGAAAAAGGTACGCCTGAGTCGATAGCGGCAAGTAATGCACGCTTCGCCATCGACGGTGCGATTCAGTACGGCCGTGAGAACCGCCATGCGCCGCCGAGCGCCGATCACTGGCTGTACGAATATTGGAACATCGGTCGCCAACTCGCCAAGCTGGGCGAAACCGGCTGGGACAACGTAACGCCCATGGCGTCTGAGTGCGGCAAGTGCAACGACGCTGGCATCATCGGCTTCCCGCCCGACCAATACGAATCTTGCCCTGACTGCACCCCTCTCGCCGCACCTGCTCCCGCAATAGCGCATCAAGCAGCGCCGGCCGCTGTGACTCAGATTCCGCTTCAAGGCATGGGCGGGGCCGAGTTGGTGCGCGACGAGGCCTATGGCGGCTGGGTTCTCATGCGCGATGCCGCGCAAATCCGCCACCTCGATCAGTTTGAACGCAGCTTCATCAACAGCGCAATCGCCGCAACCACAGCGGCTGATGCTTCCCCTACCGATGAAGCAAGGGATGCGGGGGAACTGGTGCAGCTACGTGCGCAGAATATGCTGTTGGCCAGGCTGTACGACGCTGCGGCGAAGCTGGTCAAGGCAAAGGGCCGATTCCACACCGAACAGAACTATGCCCAACTGGTCGCTGCATACGACTTAGTGCGCACCGCTGACAGCAAAGGCAACTCATCTGGCGCATCTCTGGCTACTACCCAAGCCCAAGAGAAAGGAGGTGCGCAATGATCTACCAAGCCATCAAATGTTGGTTCTGCGGCGAAGTACCGCATCCTCTCGACACCAGGCACGCAACATGGTGCTCGCGGGTTTTCAGGGCTACTACCCAAGCCAAGGAGAAGAACTGATGATCGAACGCAAACAGGACCGCCGCCGCGGCGTGTCGTCCCACTTCACGAACCCGCAGAACGACCGGCGCCGGCCGGGCTACGAGCGCCGCAACAGGACCACGGTGCTGCCCATGCCGCTGTCGATGGTAATGCGGGGCGATCGGCGGCGGTTTGAGGAAGCGGGAATGGAATAGGGGAGAATGATGTCGGAGACATTTTTGGCAGCGGAAGAAGTCCGCGAACTAACGGGGCGGACTAAGCACGCGTTACAGGCGGACCAGCTGCGCGCGCAGGGCATCCCCTTCTTTACCAATGCAGTCGGACGCCCGATCGTCCCTCGCGCGGCGATCGAGGGGCGCACCAAGACGGCAAAACCGCCCGAGAAGGCGTGGGTGCCGGACGTATTACGGAAGGGATGATGTATGGGCCGCAGGCCAACAAAAAACTTGAACCTGCCGAAGGGGATGCGCGCACGCGTGCGGGGAGGGCGGACGTATTACCTGCTCGACCTGGGCGGGAAGCCGCGCCGGGAGGTGCCGCTCGCGGTCGACGATTACGTGGCCGCAGTGCAAAAGTGGGCAGAGCTGACGGTCAGCGCGGTGCCGGCCGCCGCCATCACCTTCCGGCACGCGGCCGAGCGCTATATGCGCGAAGTGCTGCCGACGAAGGCGCCCGGAACACAGCGGAATAACCTGAATGAACTGGAGGTGCTCTACCAGTTCTTCGATAAGCCGCCGATCCCGCTGGACAAAGTCGACCCGGTACACGTCCGGCAATACTTAGACTGGCGTGTGCAGATGACGGTCGCGAAGGCGGTTGAAGCAAACAGGCAGCGCGCGCTGGAGAAAAAGCCGTTACGACCCGTACCGCCAGATCTCGGGCACGTGAGTGCGAATCGCGAGAAGGCGCTGCTGTCGCACATCTGGAATTTCGCCCGCAGCAAAGGGCTGACCAGCAAAGCCAATCCGTGCGCGGGCATCCGAGGATTCAAGGAAGAGGGGCGGGACGTCTACGTTGAGGACGATGTCTACCGCCTGGTACACGACCTGGCAGAACCAGCACTGAAGGACGCGATGGACCTGGCTTACCTGATCGGCCAGCGACCGGCGGACGTGCTCAAGCTCACTCGCGCCGACATCAAGGAAGGAGCGCTCTGGCTTCGGCAGAACAAGACCGGGCAAAAGCTCCGGATCGCCATCGAGGGAGAGCTCGCGGCGCTGCTCGAGCGCATGGCCCAGCGCAAGGTAATGGGACTCGGCCTGGTCAACATGCCAGACGGGACGCCAATGACGAAGTTCATGATGCGCGGCGCCATGGATCGTGCGCGCGCCGCAGCAGCGGCCGCTCGGCCCGACTTGGCGGCGCGCATAAAGGAGTTCCAGTTCCGGGATCTGCGTGCGAAGGCCGCGACCGACAAAGACGAATCCGCAGGCATGACGGCCGCGCAGGAACAGCTCGGACACACAACGTCGACCATGACGCGCCAGTACGTTCGGCACCGGAAAGGCAAGCTGGTCAAGCCAACGAAATAGCGTTTTGCGGAAAGCCTACGCGATTGCGGAAAAAGGGGCATGGCTGAGCCGTGTTGCCGAAACCCGCTCCAGTGCTATAATCCCGCCCGGTACGCGGCCATGGCGAAATTGGTAGCCGCAGCAGACTTAAAATCTGCCGCCGAAAGGCGTGCCGGTTCGATTCCGGCTGGCCGTACCACTTTAGTTGAATCCTTGCATGGTGTAGCATGCGCACAGCAAACGCGACATGCGCAACACGAAGTGCAAGGACACGAATTGAACATCACGATTAACGACGAACTCCGTACGTACGTCGACCCCCTCACGCCCGCCGAACACGAAGCCCTGGAACGCAGCCTGCTCACCGAAGGGTGCCGCGAGGCGCTGATCCTGTGGCGCGACGTCCTGATCGACGGCCATAACCGCTACGCCATCTGCTCGCAGCATGGCATCCCTTTCCGCACGGTCCAGAACGACAGCTTCGATTCGATCGAAGACGTCAAGCTGTGGATGATCGACAACCAGCTGGCGCGCCGCAGCGTCACCGACTTCCAGCGTGGCCTGATGGCCCTGCGCAAGAAGGAAATCCTGGCCGCACGCGTGGTCCAGAAAAGCGACGACGAGCTGCAGACCGAAGCCGACCAGGCCGTCCCGTTCTCGCCGCCGTGGAATACGCGCCAGGAAGTGGCGCGCGCGGCGCGCGTGTCGGCCAATACCATCAGCCAGATCGAACGCATCCAGAAGGCCGCCGCGCCGGAACTGGTGGATGCGGTGCGCAGCGGCGCCATCTCGATCAGCTCCGCTGCCAACGTCGCCTCGCTGCCGCGCGAAGCCCAGGTGGCGGCCGTCGCCGGCGGCAAGAAGGAGCTGCAGCAGGCCGCGCGCCAGGTGCGCGAGCAGAAGAGCGCCGCCAAGCCCAAAAAGGACGTCGACACCGGCACGCCCGAGGAGCAGGTCAAGGCCCTCAAGGCCCAGGTCGCCGAGCTGAAGGACCGCGTCGCCACCCTCATCAACGAGAACGAGGTCCTGAAGCAGAAGCTGGTGCTGCTCGGCGAAGCCTGA